GCGGTAACTTTGGTAACACAAACCAAGCAACAACAAGTACTGCTGGTGCAGTTTTAATGCAGACTACAAACACAGCAACTAACAGTTATGCGTTCGCAGCTACATTTACATTACAGACAGCAAATAAATGGTTAATTTCAGGAACAAACGCTAGAAACGATGGAGCTGTTTGGTATGTTTCATCATATAAATCATTAACAGGAACTCTCGACAGAGTACGAATCACAACCGTTAACGGCACTGACACCTTTGACGCTGGTTCAATCAACATCATGTATGAAGGATAAAAAATGACACACAGAATCGTAGTAAATGTAGAAACAGGCGTGACCACACAAGTTGAGTACACACCTGAAGAACAAGCAATCCATGATGCGGCAGTAGCGGCACAAGCAGAGGCGCAGGCTTTGGCAGAGGCGCAAACCCAACAGATACCGGATAATCCCCCACAAGGAGAAACACCATGAGCAGTTCATATTCCTCAAGCCTGCGTATCGAGTTGATTGGCTCTGGCGATCAAGCCGGTGCGTGGGGCGCTACAACCGACAGCAACCTTGCCTACGTTTTGGACACAGCCATCGCGGGGTATCAGGCCGTCACGGTGTCCTCGACCGCCCAAGCCCTGACCTATGTAAACGGGCCATCGTCTACAGCCAACCTGAACCAGTCTGTATACGCTATGCTGAAGTTCAACAGCGCGGCAGCAGCCTCAGCCATCTACGCCCCGCCAGTGTCTAAACAGTACATCATCTGGAACAACTCTGGCTACACCATCACCATCTACAACTCTACGGTCATCGGCAACACAACCGCCGCCGGTACGGGAGTGGCAATTCCCAACGGCAGTAAGATCATGGTCTGGTCTGACGCAACAAACTTCTACGACGTAGAAGCGGCAAACTTAACAGGAACTTTGCCGATTGCTAAAGGCGGCACAGGGCAGACCACAGCCAACGCAGCGTTCAACGCTTTGGCTCCAGCGCAGACAGCCAACCGACTGCTTAAATCAGACGGCACAAACACATCATTTGCTCAAGCTGTACTGACCACTGACGTAACTGGGACTCTACCAATTGCAAATGGCGGCACAGGGCAAACAACACAACAAGCGGCTTTAAACGCACTTGCTGGAACACAGACAGCCAATAGAGTGCTTCGCTCCGATGGAACCGATACTACTTTGTCACAAGTTGCGCTTGCAACAGATGTGTCAGGCACTTTGCCGGTGGCTAATGGTGGCACAGGAGCAGTTACTTTTACGTCGGGCGCGATATTAAAAGGTAATGGAACATCTGCGGTATCTGCGGCTTCTGCTTCAGATATTGTGGCCGCAATCAGCACGACGGCTGTAGCTTTATCTACCAACTCAACAAACGCAATTGGCTATAACCAAACTTGGCAGAATGTACTAAGCTCTCGAGGTAACGGAACTACATATACAAACAGCACTGGTAAACCAATAATGGTTGCTGTTGCGGCATCACCAACCAGTAATAACCAATCTATATCAGCTACTGTTGGCGGTGTTTCACTTGGGGCTATTACGCTTACTGCGGGTTATAGCAGTGGAGCGTTCCAATTTATTGTTCCAACGGGAACAACTTATGTTGTTTCAACCAACGGTTCTTTAAATACTTGGGCTGAACTGAGGTAAAAAATTGATCCGATCAGCCTCCTCTTTGCCGCCAATGCTTGCGTCGCAGCCATCAAGGAAGGTTGTGAGCTATACAAGCAGGCGAAGACTTCTTTCATGGAGGTCAAAAGCACTGTTGACGAGGCTGTTGGCGTTTATAGGGAAGTTACTGGATTTTGGAGTAACTTTAGTAACTTCTTTAAACCCAAGGCAAAACAGTCAACGCCCAAGCCTGTGGCGAAAAAGAAAGACAAGTTCGTTGCCGTTGACGAAACCGAAGTCATGGTTGGGGTTGTCAAGCAGCTTACCGAGTTCTTCAAGATTCAAGAGCAGTTAGCTGCACACATTCGGGAAGAGGAGGAGAAGTCCAGAAACGTCTACGAACCTGACCAAAATCAAATGGAAGCCGCATTGAAGCGGGTCATGGCGCAGGATCAGATGGCGGAGTTGGAGAAGACAATAAGGGAAACGATGGTGTATCAAAGCCCTCCCGAAATGGGTGCGCTGTACAGCAAAGTGTTTGAGATGCGGGATGTCATAGCCGCTGAACAAGAAGCTGCCAGACTTGCACAGGAACAACGGGAACGAAGATTGAGATGGCAACGACACCAAAGGGAAAGAAGCCAAAACCTGCGAGCGGGAGCAGCCGTCCTAGCCCTTATTCTTATCCTGTACCTGTGGACGTGGTTCCTGTGGTTGAAACAACTGAGGAGCTTGTGATGGGAATGGTGGGCTGGGTGGTAGCGGTTTTGTTGGTAGCCCTCATGTTGCCGTTGTTGGCGTTCATGTATCTGGACATACTGGAGACAAGGAACGATGCCAAACAGCAGTTGGAGAAGGTGGAGAAGTTGAGACGAGAAATTGAGAAGAAGAATCGGGACAGTCCAAAAGAGTTTGAGGACAACCCCATTTTTGACCGGAGGAAAAAACATGAGTAAGCAACTTGAAAAAGACTCAACCTACAACGAATTTGACACTGACCACGACGGCGTGGTGACGGACACGGAGTTAGCTCGCTCTGAGCGCATGATGCAAATCGAAAACATGGACAAGATGGCCGACCAGCAGAGGATCATGGCTTGGGCAGCTTTGGTTGCACCGCCTGTACTCATTGCTTACTTGGCGTCCGAGTTGGTTGCACTGGATAAAGTCAACGCCCTGAATGGTCTTGTTACCACCTATTGCGCTGCGATGGGTACGATTGTGGTGGCGTTCATGGCGGCAACTGCCTACGTCCGTGGAAAGACCAACGAATGACTTTACTCAACCCATATGTCTTGCTTGGCATCGTACTTGCCCTACTTGGCAGTTTTGGGGCTGGGTATTACAGTGGGGAGCAGGATGAGTATGAGCGCCAGCAGGTGGAGATTGCCCGTTTAAACGAGCAGGCACGGGAGACAGAACAACGCATGGCGGAGGTTGCCCAGACCTACGCCCAGACCTTGAAGAAAGCCAACGATGTTGCACGGATTAAAGAAACTAAGCTTCGTACTGATCTTGCCTCTGGCGAGCGCAAGTTGTTCATTCCTATCAAAGCGCCCGACTGTCCCGTGTCAGTGTCCGAGCCATCCACCCCTGCCAGTGGAGATACAGAAACAAGAGCCGAGCTTGACGGACGAGTTGCTCAAGCTCTTGTCGATCTCACCGCCCGAGGCGATCAAGCCATCCGGCAACTCAACGCCTGCATCGACCAGTACAACCAAGTGAGGAGCATGAAATGAACCTGACTGCCAACTTCTCCCTGCACGAACTGACCAAATCCGAGACAGCCCTGCGCATGGGTTTGGACAACACCCCCGGCCCAGTTGAAACCGAGTACCTCAAAATCTTGGCTGAACGTGTTCTCCAACCCATCCGCGATCACTTCCAAAAAGGTGTCAAGGTGAACTCCGGGTATCGCTCTCCTGACTCAAATGCAGCGGTAAATGGGTCTCGTACCTCAGACCATTGCAAGGGCCAAGCAGCCGATATAGAGATTCCCGGCGTACCAAATGCGGAGTTGGCGCAGTGGATCATGGATAATCTGGACTACACCCAGTTGATTCTGGAGTTCTACACCCCCGGCATTCCTGACAGTGGTTGGGTGCATGTGAGTTACAACCCAGACAACTTAAAGAAGCAGGAGTTGACCGCCATGAAAGTCGCTGGTAAAACGCAATATGTTCCCGGACTTGTAGCTTAATCATGCCACTCCAGAAATTGCTGTTCAGACCCGGTGTAAACAGAGAAAACACCTCCTACTCCAACGAGGGTGGTTATTACGCCTCCAACAAAATTCGGTTCCGCTCAGGTCAGCCAGAAAAGATTGGCGGGTGGGCAGCCGACACGGGAACAACTGTATCTGCGTTAAAACCCCCAACGGGTACGCTTTGGGGTGTTGCTAGGGGTATGTGGAACTGGCTTAATTTGACGGGCTACAACCTGTTGGCGATAGGCACAAACCTCAAGTACTACATCCAGAACGGGCCAAACGGCTTGGTGTACGACGTTACCCCGCTGCGCTCTACCACCACCGCAGGCGAAGCCACCTTTGCCGCAACCACGGGGTCGCCAATCATCACAGTCACGGATATCGCTCACGGTGCGCAGGCAGGGGACTTCGTTACGTTTAGCGGCGCGGTATCTTTGGGTGGCAACATCACTGCCGCCATCTTGAACGCAGAGTTCCAAATCACCAGCTACGTCAGTTCAAACTCATACACCATCACAGCTTCAGTCAATGCAGCCGCAGGGGACTCGGGCAACGGCGGAGCATCAGTAGTTGCCGCATATCAGATTACAACGGGTGTAGATATTTACTCTCTGAATGTGGGCTGGGGCGCAGGCACTTGGGGCGGTATCGTTTTTGGTACAGCAACAAACCAACTTGACGGCTCAATAAACAACTCCGTCACCACAATCACAGTTGATTCAACAACTGCGTTTACAGCAGCCGGAAACATCTTGATCGACTCAGAGAACATCTCTTACACAAGTAAAAATTCAACGCAATTCTTGGGGTGTACCCGTGGGTTGAGTGGGACGGGTTCAGGCGCAGCCGCCTCCCACGCCGACAATGCAATAGTGACGCAGTCCACCACATTCACGGGCTGGGGTTCTCCTGCGGCTACAGGGATTGGCATTCAGCTTCGTTTGTGGAGCCAGTCAAACTTTGGCGAAGACCTGATCTTCAACCCCCGTGGCGGTGCGTTGTACTACTGGGCAAACGCAGCATCTGCCAGCACATTCAACCGAGGCCAATACCTTGGCCCAAGCACCGCTGTTGTTACAAAATCCGGGACAATTACCACTGACTCATCTTGCCCAACGGTTGCCAACTTTGTCATGGTGTCGGATGCCTCAAGGTTTGTCCTTGCGTTTGGTGTAAACGATTACGGCAGCACCGTCCAAGACCCCTTGCTGATACGTTGGTCTGACCAAGAAAGTTTTGCTACATGGATTCCGGCTGTAACAAACCAAGCAGGTAGCTACCGGCTGAGTCATGGCTCACAAATTGTGACTGCCATGCAGACCCGCCAAGAAATTTTGGTGTTGACGGATTCAGCCATTTATTCCATGCAGTACCTTGGCCCACCGTATGTCTGGAGTTTCCAGATCATGGGCGACAACATATCTATTGCTGGGCCAAATGCGATAGCAACCGCTAACAACATCACCTACTGGATGGGTACAGACAAGTTTTACATGTACTCTGGTCGGGTGCAGACCTTGCCGTCTACCCTGCGTGAATACGTGTTTAACGACATCAACCTTGAGCAAGCGTTTCAGTTTTGCGCGGGAACAAACGAGGGTTACAGTGAAGTATGGTGGCAGTATTGTTCTGCCAACTCATCCGTGGTTAACCGCTATGTGATCTACAACCACTTGGAAAACACTTGGTATTACGGCGACTGGGACAACTACCAGAATCTAAACCAAGGCCGCACAGCATGGTTGGACAGTTCCCTTCGTTCATTCCCAATGGCAACCACATACGGCGTGGCAGGTGGCAACTCAAACGCACAGCTTCTGTACCATGAGAGCGGAGTGGATGACGGCACAGTGAACCCGTCCGTGCCTATTGTGGCGCAGGTGACTTCTTCTGATTTTGACATTGGGGATGGACACAACTTTGGGTTTGTCTGGAGATTGATCCCTGACTTGACGTTTGACGGATCGAATGTGAACCAGCCGACCGCCATGTTCACGGTACTGCCTCGCGCCAACTCAGGTGCGCCGTATGGCAACTCAAACA